AACGAGTAGAGTAGGATTCAAGTGAATCCGAAGTGCGTGGGATCTTAAAAAGGTTAACACAATTTAAGATTATGATATAGTCTCATCTGCAATGAAACAATAAATTGCAGAGAATAATTAAAATTTGAATAAATCCATAATTAAACTGTAATTATGGTGCGGGACAATGGCTAGCCCCCACTTTGAAATACCTTCAATATTTCAATCACCGCACTTTAATTTATTTTAATATCTTTGAAGGAGATTTAAATGTACGGTTATATTTACAAAACAACAAATCTTATTACAGGTAAGATTTACGTAGGACAACATAAAGCAGAAACATTTGATAAAAAATATTTTGGTAGCGGTAAATATTTGAAAAATGCACTGACAAAATATGGCAAAGATAATTTCAAAATTGAAATTTTGTGTGAATGTGATTCTTTCGTAGATCTTAATAAAGCAGAAGTACATTACATTGATTATTACAATGCCGCAGATCATTTGGTGGGCTATAATATATGCGACGGCGGTCAGGGTACCCCGGGACATGTATTTAACGAAAGTGAACGGACATTATTAAGTAAATGCACAACTGAAATGAATCTTTCACGTGACCCTGAAATATATAGAAAAGTTTCAGAGAGTGCTAAGGGTAACAAGATGATGAACAACGGGGAGATTTGCAAGAGACTACATCCAGAAGATTTTGAAACATTTCTTCAAAAAGGATGGGTATTCGGCGGCTTATCTCGAAAGGGTAAATATAAAAATAGGCACCAATCAAAACACGTAAATTGCACCACTAAGGACAAAATAGCGATGACCAATGGTGTCAGATGTACATTTATAGATCCGGCGGAAGAGTTGAAGTACATTTCTTCCGGCTGGCAAAGAGGATTAAAAATCAAATAACGAATTATTCGTAAGACAAATGGAAGGTTTCTCTGAAATCGCAGCTATTGGTCGCCAGATCATCTACGATAGAACGAAGAGATTCGCTCCTAACTACATGTTAGTTGCAAGTGACATTCTTCCGATTCTTGGTTTCATCAAGGGTTGGTCGGCCGCACCTGCAACTAACATCAATGGTCCATATTTTGCGGGCACACTCAACGGGCTCCGTGTATACGTCACCCCCAACATTGCAGCAGGTAAATTTGTACTTGGTGTAAATGGTGGCGATATGATGACTTCCGCAGCTGTTTATGCACCTTACATGCCGGTTGTTCCTACCCAATTACTTGGCCAGGCAGATGGCGGCATGAGCCAGGGCTTAATTTGATACTACATATAAGATAGTCGACAGGCCCATTACATAGTGATATGTAAATCAAATTACACACTTAATTGCTGGAAACCCCTAAAGACGCTAAAACCTTTAAGGTTACGAAAGTAGAAACAATTTAGCGTATTTTCATATGGTGTAAACCTAAGTGAAACTAAATGGGCAATCAGCAGCCAAGCTCCCAAAATGGGAGAAGGTTCAACGACTAATTGTAAGCATCGAGCGATGCTGAAATGGTGTGCATCTCAACAGAGATGAAGATATAGTCTATACTTTTGTGAAAGCAAAAGGAGCACATTATGAAAGTACAATGGTACAATAACGGAAAAAAAGAAATACAACTAACTAAAGAACAAACAGTTCCCGAAGGTTTTATTAAAGATAGAATAAAGCGTAAGTTAAATACTTTAATCAAAAGCATTTCGAAAAGAGATTTATTTCAATATTACATGATTGAAAACAAACCGTTCGAAGAAACCTTTGAACACTTTAATTTAAAAAGATGGGAATTACACAAACTGCTCAAACACTACGGGATAACAAAATCACCCCGACAACGCGCAAAAAACAACAATTACCGACGCTCTGAAGAACAAATAAAAGTGGTGGCTACCAAAAGTTCCAACACGCAAAAAAAGAAATGGCAGGAATTGTCAGAAGAGCAGAAGGAAGCGTGGAGAGAGCTGCAGATAAAAACACATGGTACAGCTGAATATAAAGATAGACAACGGGACGTCGTTGGGAAAGCATTCGAAAAAATGTCAGAAGAGAGAAAAGAGCGGGTAAATCAAAAACGAATACATACACTCAAAAAACTCTGGGTAGAGAAGAAGGACGAGTTATTAAAACAACGTAGCGATTCCGAGAAGGGAAACAGAGCAGAGAGTACACGAATATGTCGTACAAAACTCGAACAAAACGTGTATGATTCACTCATATTAGATTACCCTGATATGCAATATAATGTACGCGTCAATGATTTATATCCCTTCTTTGTAGATTTCTACATCCCATCAAAAGAACTCTTTATTGAAATTCAGGGGCATCCTAGTCACGGTAAGATACCTTATCACGAAGACGATAAGGAGAGTTTGAAAGAAGTGTACAAACTTACGGGTGAGTGGTTAAAGATCTACACGCAAAGAGATGTAGAAAAATTAAATTACGCAATAAAAAATAATGTTAATTTAATTCGTATATACCCGCGTGCGCCAAAAGAAAAAAATTATATAATAAACAATAACAAGAACAAAGACATTATAGATAAAATATTTTCCGTTTTATAATTCATAATAAGCTCATCACGAAGTAGCGAATCGTGGTAAATATAATAGGGTCGACACTTTACGCACTCGAGATGCTTAACAAAGATCTTCTCGTTGCAGGTAAAGTTGTTACGAAATAAGCTTAAAGCTTAAAAATAGAAGTGAAGGGTGATTTATTTCATCCTTCATTTTTTATGCTCAAAAATTGTATATATTATATAAAATAAAGTCAAAAAATAATAAAAATAGAGGCTAAAAATAATGAGGTAGGTTAACACCTGCTCATTTAAAACCAAAGGAGACATGTAAAATGTTTGTTTATGAAAAAGACGGCGCACTTCACATTGCCGAAAATGCAAGTGCAGGTGTTGCAGCAGAAGAAGTAGTAGTAAAATTTGTAGAAGGGAATGCCGTAGTTACGTTAAATGGTGAAGAATTAAAAGCGGCTGACGGCGAATAATTTAACTCACACCGTAGGGGGTCGGCTGATCACCTCCATCAGTCGGCCTCCGAATATTTTAATTAGGGGTACTAAAATGGATGTAAATGCCTATATAGCCGAAATAAAATTAAAACTCACCGGCGGGGTACTTCAATTGGAGCTGGAGGATTCCGCTATTGCGCTCATAATCGATGCTGCATTGCGTGAAGTGCAAAGATATATTGACACGACAAAATTAATTACAATAGAATATGAACCCTGTTTAGATCTATCTAAATATAATGTAAATTCCGTATCAAAGGTTTACAGGACGGAAGGGTATGGTGTAACAGAACAATCGTCAGTAGATCCTGTATATAATTCAATGGTGCAAATGTTAGTCGGGGGTGGCAATATATATAATTTAAGTAATTATACGTATAATTATGCTGCATGGAACACAGCGCAACAAATGCGCAATACCATAACAACAGATCTTGCCTTTAGATTTGATAGAGATAAACAACAATTATATATAAACGTGGCTTTCGATAGGCCAGAAAAAATAACTATCGAATACGTACCACGTTATAATAATGTGTCCGAAATAACATCCGATTATTGGATTGATATCATAATGAGATTGGCCACCGCGCTTACTAAAATAACGGTGGGCAGAATAAGAAGTAGATACACGCAATCCAATGCATTGTGGACACAGGATGGTGAAACATTACTTGAAGAGGGTAATGAGGAATTAACAAGTATAAGAGAACATTTAGCGGCCAATACAAATCTATTATATCCAATTGATTAAGCCGTTCATTAATATAAAGAGAAGTAGGAGATATTATATAAAATGTCAAATAATTATTTAGCTGAAGCATTTCAGGATTTAAAGCTTTTAGATGAAGACGTTTTTTCCTATGACGCTGACGGCGCAAAGGAATTAAAAGATTTTTTAGATAGAGAAGACGAAGAAGAACAAACAATCATCGATCCAGAAGCTGTAGACGAATCGGAATTAAAAGATTCCTATGTGGGCGATGTTGTTTTAAGTTGCTGTGTCTGCAAATCGATGATTTATAAAAAACCTGAAGAAGTAAAAATCGACGAAGGAAGCGATCTCGTCAATATAGAAGAAGAATGCCCTTATTGTTATTCCACTGAAGGTTTTGAAGTGGTCGGTCAAATCGCACCTTACGAAACGAAAGAAGTAGAAGTCGAGGAACCCGAAGCCGAAGTTAAGGAAGAAGAAGAGGTTAAACTCGAAGAGGGTAAACACGAAGAAAAATCGCTCTGGGATGAAATTTACGGCGAACTAGCAGAAGACGGAACTCTTAAGATGGTTAGCAACACGAAGGGAAACTACATGCCACAGATAAATAAGGGAGCAGGTTATGATTATAAAGACCAGGTTGTTGTAGATCGCGCTGGTAACATTGTTGTAAAGGCTTCTGAAGAGCGTGACTTAAAGAAAGCAATTGATGTTGCAAACAAATATGCAGATAAGGGTGTTACATATAATATATCCAAATCTAAATATGACAAAAAATATAAATACTGGCTAACCATCGAAATACCCGAAGAGTTTAAAGAAAGCTTGAATGAAGCAAAAGACAAGGGGGGCGAGTTAAATCCCCTTGAAAAGTTACGTAAGAAATTTCCTGAATTAAGAGAACCCGTCGAAGATAAAAAACTCGAAGAGGCAATTGATAAAGTGGAAGTAACCTCCGATGATCAGAAGGTGATAGTTGAAGAGGGCGAAGATTCCACTACGGTAGAAATAAAAAAGGATGAACCCGAAGTGGTAGAAGAAACAGCAGAAGAGACCATCATCCCCGTTCAAGATGTAGTAGAAGATGAAATAGAGCAGAATAACGTTGAAGACGAATACGATGACGAGGAAGATATTGATATAGATTCTTTTGATGAAGAAAGCTTCGATGAACTTGGGGAAAGTTATTTAAAGGAAGTTTACGATAACGTTGCCAATTACAAAACCTCCAATATTAAACAAAATGGCGAGAATTTAATTATTGAGGGTGTTATAACTTTCAATTCCGACAAACAAGTTAAAACATCCTTTAAATTTGAGGGCTACAAACACGATGGTGGCACCAAATTGAAATTTTTAGGTGAAAATAAACAATTTGCGAAAAAGAAAAATTCGTTTATGATCTCGGGTAACCTTGAATGCGGCAATTTTATATGTGAGTCTCTTACATATAATTATTCTGCGAAAGATGCAAAGGGTGGAAAATCTAAACGTATTTACGGTAAAGTCACCCGTAAATAATTAAGGAGGGTGATAATGAGTAATCTATTAGAAGATAGAAGACAACAACTTATCGCCCAGGGTAAACGCGGAAGAAAAGAAAAAAGTGATGGGAAGAGTCGCTACGAAAAACGACTTTTCTCACGTTTTTCTTCAAGCAATAGAACATATAATAATATTGATATGGATGCGTTGTTTAAGAACAACATCTTAACCGTTGATATTGATGTTAAGGGCGAAACAGATAATTACACAGTAAAGATAAAATTCGGTGGTTTTCTCGACGTTCTTCAAGATCAATTGAAGAAGCAGAACAATGTATTGGATTTGCGCACTGTCATAAGAGCTCTTGTAACAGCCTTTAATACTGAAGATGTATATATACATTGTAGTTGCCCGGATTTCAAATTTCGTCAAAACTTTTGGGTCACAATGAGCGACTTAAATAGTGGGGAACCCGAAAGACGTCCATCTAAAATTACAAATCCGCACAATGATTTAGGGCCGGGTTGTAAGCATATAATGTTAATATTAGCTAATACGGGTTGGTTAATAAAAGTAGCTTCTGTAATAGTCAATTACATTAAATATATGGAAAAGAACCGGGAACGTTTGTATCAAGAATTTATTTATCCAGCTATTTATGGCAAAGCATATGAAGGACCTGTCCAGCAAGATATATTTGGTGACGAATTAGATAGTGATACAAACACAATAGATCGAGCAAATAAAGAAGCGCGCGCTAAGGGACAATTTACTCAAAATAACCCTTATAAATATCAAAAACAACCGGATAAAAATCAACTATCAGTCGTGGACGATGAACAATTAGACGACGAGGAATAATACGATATGGATAATATAAATAATTTGAAATATGGTTCTCTCCTCACATCTGACATAAAATTACATCGCAAATACTTTGAAGAGATGGTTAAGTTACTTGGAATACAGGTGATTTATCGTGCTCCACGTAAAGATGTTCATTTTACATTACACGGGGAATTAAAAACCAATTATCAGGAACCTGAAGTAGTGGGCTGTATTTTTGATGAACACCCCAATCAAAAAACATTGAAAAAAATGGGTTGGGTGAGCGAATTAGGTACAGATGCGGTTATTATACATGTTCCGTACGATTTACACGATTTACAACAGGGGGCGCTTTTCATTATCCCCAGTGGTTTGGATAATTCGAAGGGCAGAATGTTTCGTGTAACTACGATGCAGAATGGGATGATTTACCCTGCATCAATCACATGTGAATTAGTACCTGAATATGAAGATACATTACCCGAAAGTAAACAATGCAGAGAAGCGGCTGATTTTGTGTATTTAAGAATGGAGGAGGATGACGCATTTTGATTTTCGAAAAATTAATAATAGACCAGCAACGCCTCGATGAAATAAATAAAATGAGTCGTACGCAACGTCTTGCGAGTATAAAAGAAATATTGCAGGATTCCCAATATATTCCAAATCAAGTACAATTAAAAAATTACTTTGATTATCTCGTAGGTGAAGTTGATTCAAGAGGTTTTGATACTGCAGATAATCCGATTCTTGCATTTGCGATAAACAATAAGGGTGGTAATCCTATTACACGGGAACAGGCAGCCCTTCTTCAGAATCTCGCACTTCAAAACATATTGGACAAACAATTAATTGAGAACACATCGTCATGGTTATATAACCCACGTGCTTATGATGGTTCTGATTATAAAATAAAAGCACTCGTATTTTTAACGAATAAAAATCAATATTCCAGATACGGTGAAAACCCTGAAAGCATAATTCAAGAAATAATACAAACATCAGATGATGGGCGTATAAAAGAACTATTAGATAATTGGCAAACACGTGAGGGAGAGGGTGTTCGAAGGGATTATTATCGCGACACAGAAACCAAAAATACTTCTTCTGAAGATGATTTATTAACTACAAGAGAGGCATTACGTAAAAAAGATGCTTTTAAGCAAATGTTAGCCGATGGCACTCAGGACAACCTTCTAACGGATTGGATTCGAAAGAACGCAGATTCCAAAGACACCGGAATAGATATTTTAAGAAAATTGTTGCGCAGACAGGTATAAATAAATGCAACTCGTGATTAACAACCCCGACAATTTAGATTTAAATTCATTTTGTGACTGGTTAAAATTACGTATAAGTAATGATGTTGATAATAATGCATTTCCAGTCAATGAACAGCGCGTACAACCCTGGGAAGATTATTTCAAAGAGATAGAAGTAGGGTGGAGAATGGATGCACAGGGAAAACCTGTAGTACCTACGTTCAAGTCAATAATATCAAATTTCTTTGATAATCTGGTCGTGGAAAAAATAGGCCAAAATTATATAATAAAAGCAAATGAAATTTTAAGTGTTCCGGGCACATCGATAACGTGGTATATGTTAGCACGTTTAATAAATTATGGGACGTTATCAATAGCACGTTATCAATATTTTGACGATGTATTGAATTTTTATGCGGAACATTTAGAAGAATTTTATGAATTATGGAGGCCATGATATGTCAGTAACATTATATGACCTTGCAATAAAAGAAAAAATAAAATCATGGATATTAGATGATAAGTTAATTGTGCTGGGTGTGGATCAAACACGCGAATTATTTGAATATAATGCCAGCATAAATAATGACAAACCATTGCAATTACCTTTAATAAGTATTGCTCGAGGACGTGATATTAACATCACACAAACAGCAAAACGTCAAATGAGTTATGCAGGTAAAATTTTTAACTCGGATGGTAAAATATCAGATCACTTAAATGCAATTCCAATATCCATATTGTATCAAATAAACATATACACGAGATATTTAACTGAAGCGGATGAATATGTAAGAAATTTTGTATTTAATATAATAAATCACCCGCAGATAACAATAAAAATACCATATAATGAATGCCCTTTAAGTTACAGTTCTTTTATCACTCTTGAAGATACCATATCAGATAATAGTGATATACCTGAAAGATTAATAAGTGGTCAATTCACACGTATGACATTAAATATAAGATTGAACGACGCATATTTGTTCTCGTACAATAGGCGTAACGTAATTCACATAGATGACGGCACATCAGGTGTTGTTAACGGAACCCCCACAAAAGGTATTTCCGATACAGAGATAAAAGCACGACTTGAAGGGGAATCAATGGAATTTAATCCTGAAACCGATGTCGTCATTGATATATCAAATAAGGAGAATTAAAAATGCCTAATATTAATATTTATGAAAAAGATAATACGGGAAGAGACGTAAGCGCACTCACTCGAATATTTTATGTAGGTGCATCTGAAGTAAGCGATACCGGACTTACAACTGCGAAGGCTGTAAAGAAAGATTTCAATGGTTGCTATTATATTCCAGCAGGTCTTTCTTCTGATGAAATTGATGCATATTTAACCGCATTGTTTCCCGACATTAAAAAGGAAAAAACGGTGGGGGAAAAGCCGAATCAGAAGGTGGAAACAATAATCACCATACCGGTAGAGAGACCCCTTTTGAAAGAATATTTAAACATGGGGATAGGTATTTATTACAAATACTTTGCGAAATTTCCCGCCGCATCTGCTCTTGCATTCTTAAAAGACAAAAATGCATATGATATTAAGTATATTGTAACCGGTATTGATTATAAAGGAATGACATTAAAGGCAGCTGATAGTCAGACGACCGAGGCAGCTGATAGTCAGACGACCAAGGCAGCGAGTGTTGAGGTAGTGAATATTAAGGCATTAAAAGAAATTGCTGAAGCACGTATGGATTGCGTTGCTTTTGCTGATGTTGATTATTCAGCGTATGCAGTAACGAATGAGGACGGCACTGCAATGATGCAGAACTTGAAAACTTTGCTTAATGTAACACCAGTTCCTTTCTCTTCCAGTTTTTGTGCAACGTTGATACCTAATATAAAAATAAGTGATACAGTTACGTACCCGGCCTCATATGCATATTTTAAGGCGTTGTATGAAACAAATAAGAAACAAATAAAATGGTTGCCTATTGCCGGCGTAAACAGGGCCGCGATCGATGCCACCACAGATTGTTTTATCAGCAAATACATCCTCGATAAAGAAGTTATTAAAAACACAGGTGTTAACTTCAACGGTATTGTTGATGTACGTAATTTCGGTAATGTCATTTGGGGCGATCGCACGCTTCTTGATTTGGGTACGGGTGAATCCGCAAAATTAAAAGCAACAGGTTTCTTAAGTATAAGATGTCTCGTATGTGACATTGCAAAAATTGTTTATGATGCATCGATTGCAAACACATATGAAACAAATAATGATACAACCTGGATAAATTATAAGAGTTTAATTACGCCAACATTGGATAATGCAATTGCAGCAGGTGTGCTTGAAACGTATGATATTCAAAAGAAAGTATCAGTAGAAGCAAACAAAATAACCTGTGTAATAACATTGTATCCAAATTTACCTGTAGAAGATTTCGACATTTATATCAATCTTGAAAATGCTGAAATTACTACAAGTGAGAATGAGTAATAAGGGGGAGATATAAATAATGCCGACTGTAAATAGTACACAATACGGTGCATATCACATTTCCAATAATACGGTTGAATATAACCCACAACGTAAAAATAACTTTACACTTATTGTTACAGGCCTTCAGGATTTGAAGAGAATGGGTACTCGTGAAGGTTCTACTTCCGCGAACGATATAATTTCAGATGGACAACGTCAATTATCTCTCGCATTGAGGACCTGCGATACGCCAGAAATTACACAGGACAAAATAACAATAAACAGGGGTAACTCTTCAATAAAATTTGCTGGTAAGCCTTCTTTCAATGATATAAATATTGAAGCATATGATTATATTGGTTCAGATGTAAAAGACACATTACTTGCATGGCAAAATCTTTCATACAACACCCGTTATGACTACGTTGGTGGTGCGCGTGCATACAAGAAAGATTGTCAATTACTTCAACTTGATCCTAATGGTACTTTAATAAGATATTGGGATATTAAGGGTGCATGGTTGACAAATGTTAAACCAGGCAACTTCACAGTGGATGACGGCAGTGAACAAACCGTTACTGCTACGCTGTGTTATGACTGGGCGGAAATGCATTTACCAGATACTTTCCAAGTTTAATAAAAACAATGAGCCAGCCTTCAGAAATGTTGGCTGGCTTAATTAATATTAGTAATCCTGTATATATTATGTATAAGATGTGGAGGTAAGAAATGGATTACACAATTGCGGAAACGTATGAATTACCCAGTAAGGGTAAGATATATAAACAAAATGTCTCCCCCATGGTAACAATACGTTCAATGACAACAACAGAAGAAATGCGCAGGTTATCACACACTGATTATCCATATAAAGCATTATGTGATACAATAGATGCCTGCATAACTGAACCGATTGGCATATCTTCATATGATATGTGTTTAGGGGATTATCAATTTTTATTACACAAATTGAGAGTGGTTACTTATGGTTCAAATTACCCCTCGAGTTCAATTTGCCCGATTTGCGGTAAAGTAAATAAAACAACATTAAATCTCGATGATATAAAAGTAAGGGTTTATGAAGAACCTGTTAAAGGGGAATTAGATTCCGCCACAATCGTTCTACCAAAAACGGGGCGTAACATAACGCTGAAATATCAAACACCGAGGGATTTGGATGAAATTGCAAAAGAAGAACGCGATTTTAAGGCAAATAATCCAGACTCTGAAATAAATATATCATATTTACTAACATTAAAACATTTAGTGGCTGCAATAGATGGTAACCCTGTATTGGGGGCTAAATTGGATATCTTTTTAAGAAATCTTCCAATGGCGGATACGAACTTCTTACTAAAGAAGGCCACAGAATTAAATGAAAGGATAGGGTTAGATAACATTATTTTGAATAAATGTTCAAACCCGAAGTGTGGCGTGCAATACAGCACAACCTTTCGCATTACAGGAGAATTTTTTGGGCCCGAAGTATGATGCTGACGGGAAAACACCCTGGGGACCTGTAAGATATAAACAAATTTTGCAAGAAAGGTTTTTTATTAGTAAACACACAAATATAACATATAAGGATACAGGCGAAATGAGTCCACACGAAAGGGAATCTCTTCGCGATATAATATATGAAGACCTGTTGAAGAAGCAGGAATCTTTAGAAAAGGCATTCAAAAAAGATCAGGGAGGCTAATTGTAAATGGCTGAAGGTACAATAAGAAACAAAGCGAGTACATTTGTATCGCAGATGGGTGAAGATGCGAGTGTACAACGTGATATAGAAAAAGCCGTGCAATATAAATTAGCTTTGCAAAAGAAGGCCGAGAAAGAACTTGCCGAATATAGAGATAAACTAACAAAAAACAGTGATAAACAATCTGCAGCACAGAGACAGAAGAACGCAGAGAAGTATTTAAAAGAAGAGAAAAAGAGAGCGGAAAAGAACGCTAAAGATTTAGATACATATCAAAAAGAACTCGCAAAGACGCGCGCAAAAGAGGAATTAGAAGAACAGAAGAAAAATGAAAATGCGTTAAAGCGTATAAGAGAAAGAAATGCCAAGGAACTGGGAGAGAAATTCGGTGATTCATATGCAGGAAAAGCTGCGAAGGTTCTTTCCAATGCAATAAGCAGTTCAATCGATAAATATGTATCTGTTTACAGCAAATACATGTCCTCCATAAATGCAAGACTTCAGGGTGCCGGTTTAAGTTATGACGCAATAAATAAAACAATATTAAAGAATGCCGCCGCGAGTCCTTATTACAAATACACCGATGTAATTAATAACTTAAATTCACTCGTTCAGGCAGGTATTGCGGATAATGTCGTACAGCGCGCTTTTCTTGCCACCATTGCAGATAAAATAGCAACCACATTTGACGCTGCCCAATCCAGTCTCCTAGAAATTATTCGTATACAACAAAGAGATAGTACAGCTGCACGTTTGGGTATGGAAGCAGAGTTAACTCAGTTATTCAATAATTACTTCAGTGATACCAGTTATTTATCCAATACCTTTGATAGCGTACAGGCAGCTTTAGTGGGATTAAGTTCGCAATATGGCGCAGAACAATCCATTGAACTCGAGTATATGATTCAAAAATGGTTAGGTTCTCTGGGCTCTGTTGGTGTTTCTTCCAGCACGTTACAAACAATTGCTTCAGGTATCGGGGCATTGGGGACAGGTGATGTTGATACATTATCTTCAAATAGCGCATTACAAAATCTTTTGGTAATGGCTTCTAACTATGCAGGACTCCCCTATGGAGAAATGCTGAGTGGTGGTGTAAATGCATATGATATTAATAGTTTACTAGCAGGTGTTGTCGAATATATTCAGAGTATTGCAGACACACAGAATAACGTTGTAAAAGCACAATATGCTCAGTTATTTGGTTTGAGTGTTGCGGATATCAATGCGTTTAAGAATATAAGCAAAAACACCATTGATGAACTATATAAAAGCGGGATGACATATTCTGATACTCTCAATGAATTAAACGATCAATTGAGCCAGGTATCGGGCAGAATGCACTTATCTGAAAAGATAGATAATGTATTAGACAACGCATTGGCAGCTATAGGTATAAATTTAGCAAACAACGCAGCTTCTTATGGTATTTATAAAGCTGCCGACATGTTAGAAAAACTAACGGGTGGTATTGAATTACCCTTCGTTACAGCATTGGGCACAGGTATGGATCTAAACATGTCGTTAGAAGGCCTCGTTAAAGCAGGTGTAATTGGGTTTAGTACGATTGGTGCATTAACGAGTGCTTTAAGTAGCCTTTCATCGGGGGGAGGAATGTCTCTGGCAAACTGGGAACTTGAATTGGATAAGGGTTCGGGTTTTCAGATGTATGACGCCACCGATCGTCTGGTACAAAGCACTTCTTCAACACGTGTTATCTCCTCTGGCGGGGGTACGGGTATGCAAAAACAACTCGCCAGCATACAGGAAGAGAGTGGTGAGAAGATAACAGGTACAAAGAAAGCCGATGCAGACGTAATGATAGAGATATTAAAATATCTAAAATCGTATTTTGAAGGTGGTGGAAGTACCAGCAGCCCGCTTCGTGTAATGCAGGTGGCGAGCGATACAACACCATTTTGGGGGATGCAGCAATGAGA